CTCCGTTCGCACTCGGTCAGACCCTCGGGGTCACGCTGGCCACAGAGGGCGGCAATTGGGTTGGGGCCGTGAAGACGTTCCCTGACGTTAATCCTGTTACGGGCGTAGTCCGCAGCAACCGGGTGAAGACCTGTATCGCTGTCCGCAACACCAGCGGCGTGATTCTGCTTCCCAAGCGGGTGGTGATGTTTAAGGCGGGTTCGTTCACGGAAGTGGACGGCTACGACAACGACACCACCAAGCTCCCGGCCGGCGTTGTGGATGAGTTCATCCCGACGAGCGGTGTGGCTAACAACGATGTGTTCTGGTTGACTGTCGAAGGTCCGACCGAAGTGAAACTGGGCCCGGCCCAGGAAGCTGCGGTGGACACGGCGCTGGTGGCCCTCACGGCCGCAGCCAGCACGCACTCCACCACGGCTGGGCAGGCCCAGACGGCGGCGGTGACGTTCTTGCAGCACCACTACATCGGGCGGGCCGTCTCCGCTGGAACGACGGGTCAGAACGTGTTGGCTATTGTCAAACTCGCCAGGAGCTAACCATGACGCTTCGCAATACGCTGATCGTCGGCCTCGCGAGCGACCAGTTCGGGAACCAGTTGGCCAATTCGCTCCAGCACCTGACGGGCGCCACAAACGCCCTGACGGTCGGTGCGACCAACATCACCGTTGGCGCGTCCACCAGCAGCCTTGGTTTTTACGGCGCTGCCGTGACCGCCAAGCCGACTGGCGTGACGCTCAACAACGTGACTGCCCTCGCGACTGCTCTTGCTAACCTTGGCCTGATCGCCACCACTTCGTAACGCATGCCCCTTCACGGGGTTCGGGGGAGGCGGCCGGCCGGGCAACTGGCTGGCCGCCTTTTCTCGCTTATGGACTACCTAGACGATGAACGATCCCGCCATCCAGAACCTGGACTTCCTCCGGCAGCTTATTGCTGAGACGCGGGGCCAGCCGGAGTACGCCGACATGGCGAGGCTCCGCATGCTGCAGGGGTCCGGCATGGGGACTGACGGACTGTCTGCACAACAGGGGGACGAGTAAGCATGTACGCGCAGGGCACGGATCTTTCCAAGTTGCCGTTCACGGATACGCTCCAGCCAAACCCGCTGTTCAATCCGCAGGCCAACGCGCAGAAGAACGATCAGCAATTCGGGAAAAACCAGTGGGCGTACTCCACATCGCAGCAGCCTGCCGCCCCGAAGCCCTCCGGCGGCATGGACATGTCCATCTACTCCCCCGGCAAGGCACAGCCGACACAGACGCCGTCTCTTGGGACTGCCTACGGCCAACCCAGTACACAAGGGAGCCCCCAGCAGAAGAATCCGTTCGCCAGCATGCAGCCCGGCGTGTACTCGCCCAGTGGGTTCACGCCCGGGAGCAACTTCCAACAGCCCCTGGCTACTGCGTTGGCGCAGCGCGATGCCTTTGTCCAGCAGGCCAATCAGGCGTTGCTGCCCTATCAGGTAGCCAACTTCACCAACCAGAATTTTGGCCCCCCGCAATTCGACATAGCGGGCATGCGCAAGCAAGCCAATCAGATGGTCCAGGACGGGTTCTACAACCCGTTTGCAAAGTACTTTGCAGAGCAAGACGCACTAAATCAGATCGGTATGCAGGCACCGCCGTCGTTGTACGGCCCACCTTCATCTGGCCCCCAGTCGCCTGCGCCCCCCATGCAGGCCGACCCCTACCAGCAGTGGTTGGCAACGCTCCCCGGCTACCAGACGCGTGACCAGTGGATGACGAAGCAGCCTCCGGTCAGCAAGAGCCCCAGCGGCGACAGTTTTCCAATCCTCCTAGCCCCAAACCCCGCCGACCCGCGCGGCGACTGGACGGCTCCAAGCCAGCCTCCGCAATGGCGCGCTGAAGACTACGAATGGCAAAACCCACTGACTGGTGAAGTGGCTTCCAATCCTGCGGAAACCACTGCCGTGCGCTATAGCCCAGATCCCAACAAGACTTTGACGGACAGGGGGCGCTACGACTTCTACGCCGGCAAGGCGCGTGAAGACGGATGGATTGAACGCCGAAAAGCTGGCGCTTCTGGCCAGCCCGTCCAGCCGCAGCCGAAGGTTGCGCCGCGCCGCGGCCCCGAGTTCGCTGACCCGGCGACCGGAAAGCCAGTGTTTAGGACAGAAGACGGCACTCTGATGTGGACTCCCGGGCTGTTACAGGTAATGGAGCCATACGATCCCGCTGGCCAGCGGCCACCCATCCTGCTCTCCCCTGAGTCTCGTCCCGGCCAAGCCCAGCCGAAGCAGCCGCCGAGCCAGGGGACGCCGTATGGCGTTCAGCCGCAGCAAAAAATTCAATCAGCAGCTCCGTCTTCTCAAAAACCACCAAGCCTTCTCCAGGGCCGCAAGGCCGATTGGGAGGCCTTGGGACGACCCACGCATTTCGCAGTTGATGGTGCCGGTTTCAATAGCCAGGCGGATGCGCTCAATTACGAAAGGTGGCTGAATTCTTTGCCCAAGGAAGCCTTGTCAGCGACACCCAAAAAGCCGGGCGGCCGCAAGGCTGAGTGGGAGGAGCTTGGCAGACCTGTCTTCTTTGCGTCGGATGGTGCCGGTTTCACTACCCCGGCGGATGCGGCGTTCTACGAAAGGTGGCTGGATTCGACCAAGGGTTACATCCGGCGTTGACATCCGTACACTGATCTGATACCATCACTCTCCCCCGAGGTGATATATGCAACAACGCAAACTGAACGTCGGTCTGGTTACGTTTTCGTACGGCGGCAACGGCGGGATTTCCTCTGAAGTCCCGGACGTCCGCGAATGGATGGTTCCGCTTGTAGCAGAAGCGTCCCGCGATCCACGGATTGAAAACATCCGCATCTGGAATCTCGCGGATACGCCGATCACCATGACCCGCAACCGGGCCGTCCTCCAAGCCCGTGAGTACGGGGTGGATGTCCTGGTGATGATCGATTCCGACATGAAGCCCGACCTGGAGGGTTCCAAGAAGTTTTTCCCCTCGTCGTTCGACTTTTTGTACGACCACTACGACAAGGGCCCGGTGGTCATCGGCGCGCCGTATTGCGGGCCGCCGCCGATGGAGTGTGTGTACGTGTTTGAGTGGCGCGACATGCAGACCGGCCACCCGAACCCGGACTTCCAGTTGAAGATGTACGAACGCACCCAGGCCGTGAAGATGGCCGGCGTCCAGCCATGCGCTGCCTTGCCGACCGGCCTGATCATGTACGACATGCGGGCCTTTGAGGTCACGGAGCCGAAGACGGAAGAAGACAAGCCGTGGTTCTATTACGAATTCCCCAACAAGTATCAGGCGGAGAAGGCATCGACCGAAGATGTCACTATGACCCGCGACTTGTCGCTCGCCGGCACGGAAAAGCTGGGGTACAACCCAGTGTTCTGCAATTGGGACGCTTGGGCTGGGCATTGGAAGCCGAAGTGTGTCGGTAAGCCGCAGTTCATCGAAGCCAAGCACATCTCCAAGAAGTTGAAGGACTGCTGGGAAGCGAACTACGACCACACGGTGTCGCTCGTTGACCTGAAGCCAAAGTTCACCGTCCGTGGCGGAAGCTAAGTCTTGCACGCACTGCGGGAAGTCCTACCCGCTCACCAAGCAGTACTGGCACGTTAGCAAGGGAGAGTTTCATTCGCGGTGCAGGAAGTGCCGCAACAAAAAGCAGAAGGACGGCCGTGTCATCCGCAGCCAGAAGAAGCTGGCGGAGATCGAACGTGGGGCCGTAGACACGTTCATCGCCGTGTCGCGGGTTGGCGGGACGAACATCCCCCACTCCGCAGAACTGCTGGAAGTGGCGATGAAATACTTCGGCGGTGTCGAAGGCTTCATCACGGCGTTTATGAAGCAGTACTACGACGCCCCGGCCGGAGGTGCGTTCCGAACCAAGCAACTGGACTCCATCCTCAAACTCATCACCGCCAACACCGCCATGGGCGGAGCCAAGAAGCCGCTGGAGCTGATGACTGAAGAAGAGCTGGAAGCGCAGTACCGGCGGGACGTTCTCGCCGCCGCCATGAGTATCAAAGTCAACGGACAGCCCGCAAGGCTGGAAGATCATGCAAACGTGCGAGATATGCCGGTGGTGGACAACCTACAAGCCGGAGGCGTTGGTGGGGGAATGCCGGAGATTCCCGCCGCAGTCGCGGAACGGCAAGTGGGAGAATCCGCTGACGGACAAAAGTCACTGGTGCGCGGAGTGGCATCACCAAACGATGTGCCAGCGCAATGAAAAAGCATCCCAAGCTCAGCGCCCCGATTCCACAGCCTGACGCGCCCGTAGTCACGCAGCACCAGATCCAGCAGATGCGGGAGGTGCAGGCCGAACTGGCCTCCCGCCGGCTGGAGGCCCTCCGCCTGTACAGACCCATGCCACACCAAGAAGAGTTCCATAAGTCGATGGTCAGTGAACGGATCGTCTTGGGTGGTAACCGTGGCGGCAAGTCATTGGCTGTGGCGGTGGAGGCGGCCCGCGCAGCGACCGGCCAAGACCCCTACGGCAAGTATCCGCTGGAAGGCGGGAACATTGCGATAGTCGGCCGGAACTGGCCCCACATCGGTCTTGTGATCTACCCGATCCTCTTTAAGGCCGGCGCGTTCCGAATCATCAAAGACGAGGAGACAGGCGAGTGGAGGAGCATCAGGCAGGGCGATGACAAGTCGAAGTCCAAGCCTGCGCCGCCCCTCATCCCGCCCAGGCTCATCAAAGACATGTCTTGGGTGCTGAAGAACGCCGGCTATTTAAACAAAGTGGAGCTGACGAACGGCTGGACGATCTGGTGCTTCTCGTCAGAGGGAGAGCCCCCGCAAGGCTATCAGGCCGATCTTATTTGGCTGGACGAAGACTTAAACAACGAGCGATGGGTGGGCGAATGTCAGGCTCGCCTCGCGGATCGCAAAGGCCGATTTGTGTGGGCGGCCATGCCACATTCGCGGAATGATGCACTTCTGGGATTGTGCGAACGTGCCGACAAGGAGATTGAAACAAACAACCCCAAGCCCCTCATCCAAAAGTTCACGTTCCGGTTCCTAGACAACCAGTTCATTGATGACGAAGAGAAACGAAAGAACATCGAACGCTGGTCTGCCTTGGGGCAAGAAGAATTGAAGATGCGTGCGGAGGGTGAGTTCACCACCGAATCCACGCTCATGTACCCGACGTTCAATCCCGCAGTTCACATCCTGCGCCGGGAGGAATTGCCGGACGGTCAGGTGCCTGCAGACTGGACCCGCTACGCCGCGATTGACCCCGGCCACGTAGTCATGGCGACTCTGTTCGCAGCAGTTCCGCCGGACGAACGGTTTATTCTCATCTACGACGAACTGTATCTCCGGCAGTGTAACGCCATGATTTGGGGCGAGCGGTTCTACGGGAAGGTGCAGGAGCAGTCGATCTACGCCGCGATCATGGACATGCACGGCGGCACGCTCCGCGATCTCGGATCGGGACGATTGCCCCATGAGCTGTATTCGGAGGAACTGAAGAAGCGCGGCTACAGGTTCTCCATCGGCGGCAGCAGCTTCATCCCGGGGTCCGACGACATCCCCGCCAGAACGGCATTGGTACGCCAGATGCTGCATGTGCGGGGCGACGGGACAACTAAGCTGAAGATTTTGGACGGAGCCTGCCCCAACCTGCTCAGAGAAA